AAATGGAATTTAAAAAAGAAGAACATAAATTTTTTTGTGATAAATGTAATTATAAATGTAAATATGAATCACATTGGAAAAATCATTTAAATACAGAATTACATTTAACGGGTCAAAGAAAAAAAAGAAGTGATGTTAAAGAACCATATAAATGCGAAAAATGTGAATATAAAACAAAAAATTTAACAACATTAAAACAACACAATTTAAATGAGCATTCTACAAGAGAAGAAAGAGAAAAAGAATTTAAATATTATTGTTCATATTGTAATTTTGGAACATTTTCAGTTGATTTATTTAATAAACATAATTTAACAGAAAAGCATAAAAATTTTATTTTACAGATAAAAAAATAATTTTATGGTATTTTTTATATACTATAAAATCGTGTCATTTAAAAGTGTCCCCGCTGTAAAATAATTAATATTATATTTTTTATAATTATTTTATGATAAAAAATCCAGTTTGTTTTAACTACAATAATAGTTATTAACTTTTATAGATGAAATTATTTAAAAAAATATATTTTAAATTTTGGATGAATAAAATTTATTTAGATTCATTTATAGTTGATTTGTTTTTTTTTAATTTTTTAATATCAATGTGTTTTTTTTCTGATTCGGATTCTGAATCTGACTTATACTCCAAATTAATTTTATTGTTGGATTTATTTTTTTTATCATTTTTAATTTTATTGTTATTGTTATCAATAGTTTTTTTATCATTTGGCTTTGGCTGTGTGTTTTCAAAATTAGTTAATATTTCTAATGAATTAAATAATTCTTGGGTTCTTGAAATGATATTTTCTTCTGTAAAATCTTCTTTTTCAAATAATTTTCTAGTTATCCTATGTGCTGAATTTTTATATTGGGATTTTTTATCTATAAAAGATGAATCTTTAATTGACCTATTACCCTTATGATTATTTTCACTATTTTTACTTTCTAAAATTGTTAAATTTCCTAATTTATATATATTGTTTGGTGATTTTAATGTATTTTTTTTATTTTGAGGTATAATATGTTCTAGGTCATGGTCTAAAGATGGAAACTCATCATCATTACAATTACAAGTTTCATAAAAGTATAATAACATTTTTGCCAATGTACCTTTTTTCCATTCTTTAATAGCATTATTATTTACATAATTATTTGAACTTATAGTTGTGTTCATTTGTTCAATTAATAAACTCAAAACAGCATCATAATAATTATATGTTGGATCTTTTATAAATTTATTACAAATATTTATAAAACCACTTGCATAACATAAACTATTAAATGTTCTATTGGATGCATTTATATTTCTAAAATACCATTTGGCCAATAAATTAATTAATTTTTTATCTATTTTTTTTCCAAAATAAAAAATTGGTAATAATAAATAAGTATAAGCTTCCCAAGATAAAATACAATTTTTACTAACAAATAATAATCTACCATATTTATCTTTGTTAATTTCATCCATTATGTCAAATAACTTATCAACAATTTTGAAAAAAATATTTATATTATTATAACATTCATCATTTTTATTTGCTACACAATATATACCCCTATACATATCTTCAAAATTATAACCAATTTGAATAATATTTTTATTATATATTTGAATGGCACAATTCATTATCTTTTGACCGTAATTAGTATATATTTTATTGGTTTTTGATTTTATTTCATTCCATTTATCATAAATTTCTAATCTATTTGAACTATCTATATTTGACAATAAACTATTTTTTATTATATCTAATGATTCAACTGGTTTTCCTCGATTATTCTCCCATTCAAATATTTTGGAAACGTATTCTAAATCACTACACTCATAAACGCCCAAATCAATATAATTTAAAATAAAAAGATAAAATTCTTTGAGGTCTTTTAGGTTATTAAAATTATGATATAAAATTTTACATATGTATTCATAAGATTTATATATTTTAGTGTTTTTAGATGAATAATTAGTATCTTTATAACTAACACATTTTGATAAATGTCTAACAAAATCTTGTTCTCTATTTTGTTGATTTTTATTTATAATTATCTTACATTTTTTACAAAAGTATTGAACACATTTGTAATTTGATGTATTTAAATTTATGTTTGTATTTGTATTTTCATTATCAGTATCATCTTCTTCCCATCATCATCTTCTTCATTATTATCATTTTCTTCATAAATATCTTTTTCATTTGTATTATCAACCTGATTTATATTGTAATAATAAATTAATGGTTTATATGAATTATAAATATCGGCTAATGCTTTATCATCATGTGGATTAATACAATGGACTTTGGGAATATTATTGTATTCTGGATATTTTTTTTTAAATTGTTTTATTTTTGAGGTAATTTCTACCATCGTATCTATATCTTCTTTCAAATAATTCATTATACTTATGCTAAAATTTTCGGCTCCTGGTTCACTTAACATTGAAGACACATATGATATTGCTCTCAAAGTCATTAAAATCGTTAATAATCTTTGTTGTCCATCCCAAACCTCTTTTCCTTCTTTATTTCCAGTGTAATAAATTATCGTACCCATTTTTTCAAAATATGGAGTATGTTTATATATGTGAAATAAATCATTTATAAATTTTGATATTTGTGGATCAATATCCCAATCATAATTTCGTTGATTCATTGGGATAATATTTGAACATGATAATACTGATTTCCATGTTGATTGGGTAAAACTATATGGTTTGGTTCTTGACATTATATTGATTGATAATTATTTTTTTATATATTTTAATACCATTTCAATTTTTATTTAAGCACATATATATCCTGTTATATAAAATAGTATGAATTATAAAAACTTTTTAACTTGAAAATTAAATAATAAAATTAACTTATTTATTTTTTTACTAATTATAATAAAAAAATATAATTTAGTTCAATAAAACTTAAAAACTTAAATTGTGTTTAACATTTTTTTGGACCAATAAAATATAATACTCTAACAATATTATTAAAATCAATAATTACCCTAGTGACATCAGAATAAATACCAGATGTTCCTGTTACTATAAATTCTTGTACTGAAGGAGCAGTTGTACCATCATTAGCAATTCTTTCTTTATATGTTCCTGACCAAATTATTGAACCTAATTTTACTGGACCATTGTTGTTGGGGTATGAAACCATAGAATATGATTCATCCGCATATACAGGACCACCTAATAAATTTGTTTGATTAGCTATAAATTGATTTGATATAAATGTATTAGTATCTAATCCGGCTATTTCAGTAACATAACCAGCACTTCCGCCGTTATATCCTGGAATTTTTTGAACATAAGAATTAGTTCTATCATAAGTTCCAATAAATTTAATTTCTTCACATTTTTCTAAATTTGGAATTGTCATTTTATTTGTTTTATATAATTTATAACACAAAATAATTTTTTATTGGATGAATAATGACAGTCCTAAAATTTGATGTTAACATCAAATTTTAGAATATGTTTTATTACTGAGAAATTCAATTTGTTAACAAATATATCTCTATATTTTACCTTCAATATAAAATTTGACATTAGTTGATATAAATATTTAATAATTTTAATTATATTACTTATCTAAATAAATAATTTTCATTTTTTTTATGTTATATTTTTTGTGAAAACATCTAAATAAAATATTTTTGGCATATTTTATTAATTTCAAAATATAATATATAGATGAAACCAACAATATATTTATGTATATTTTTATTAGTTATAATTTGTTTTTTTATTACATTCTATTCATACAACACAACATCAAATAAACCTGTATATGCGATTGCTGTATTTAATGATAGTATTAAAGGGAATGTTAAATTTAGTGAAGATTTGAGTAGGAACAGAGTAAAAATAGATTTAGATATAACTGGATTAAAGCCTAATTATTTACATGGATTTCATGTTCATGAAGCAGGAGATTTAACTGATAATTGTACTAGTATGTGTGCTCATTTTAATCCTTATGGAAATACCCATGGATGTCCTGGTGCGAGCGAAAGACATGTTGGTGATTTAGGTAATATAAAAACAGATAATAAAGGTGAAGCCAAATATACATTTTATGATGATGTCATTAAACTCAGAGGTTCTAATTCTAATATTATTGGTAGGGGTCTAATTATTCATGAAAATCAAGACGATTGTGGAAAAGGTACAAATGTTGAAAGTTTAAAAACAGGTAATGCAGGTAAGAGAATTGGCTGTGCCGTTATTGGTTTTTCAAAAGAAAATTTTATATAAAATTATTGTAATATACTTTTACTTTTCTTATACCATTATCTAAAAGATTAATAATTATAAAACCTTCAATATTGATATAGTCTCTTGAACCAGATATAATTTTACATACAGTACTCTTTTCAATTAAAAGTCTATCAGATACTACTGCATTTAAGAAAAAATTAATACTTCCATTAGGTAAATCCAATGTTGTAAAAGCATTATCATGCGTTATTCCACTTGTTGTGTTAGTATAATCATTTGCTGTGTAAATAATAGAACCTTTATTTTTTGTAAAGCTTTTATCATATAAATATGTGAGTTGTTGATAGTTATCAAATTTTATATTATTAATTGTATTTACATTGATTTCATTATAAATAAAATCATTTTTATTGTAATAAAAACATTTTTTATGAGAAAATTTTTTTTTATAATTACCAGTCATATATAATATAATTATATATTTTTTATTATATGAATTTAATAGTTATATTACTTTAATAAATTAAACAAAATTATGATTCTATAATACTTTTAAAGCAAAAGCTCAGGCAAAATTTATTTAAAAAAAATAAATTTGGAAAAAATACAAATTTATACTTTTAAGGATTTTTTTCATTTTTCCAACTCTCTCTCAAAAAAGTCTAAAAATCATATAAAGTTAATAAGCGGAATAAAAAGTAAAAATAATATAAAAATAAAAAGTATATACATGTACAAATATATATTTTTAGTTAATATTTTAGTTAATATTTTGGTTATTTTTTTAGTTAATTTTAGTTATTATTTAGTTAATTTTATATAAAATTATTTAATTTAAATAAATATATATTTATATATTATATATAATAAAAGTATAATGGTCAAAAGACAATGTCCAAAATGTGATGCTATATTTAATCAAAAATGTCATTATGAAGCGCATATGAATAAAAAATTTGATTGTAGTGGTAAAAAGAATAATACCAATGAAAGTATGATTTTATGCCAAAGTGTGCCCAGGCGTGCTGACAGCGTGCCCGGACGTGCCAATTTCGGCACAACCAATAATCAAAATAATACTTTGGTTGTCACAGATATACAAAAAAATAATCTGGCTAATCTGGCTAAACCTGACCCAGACTCAGAATTAAATTGTGATTATTGTAAGAAAAAATTTAGTTCCAAATCTACTTTAACAAGACATTTAAAAATTAATTGTAATGTTAAAAAAAGAGAAGATAAAGAGAAAAATGATACTTTAAAATTAGTTTTGGAAAAAGAAAAACAACATATTGAAGAAATAGATGAATTAAAAAAACAAAATAAATTATTAATTGATAAAATGAATAATTTTTTTATACAAAACAATGAAATAATAAAAATTCACAAAACAATTAAGAAATTAGAAACTGCTATACCTGCCAATACCAATTTGTCGATTTCAAATCAATTGGTAGAACAAATCATACAAAAGGATAAAAAGATAGAAGAATTGGTTAAAACATATAATAATAAAATTGTTATTGAGGATGATATTGATGTTATTGATGAAAATAAACCAATTCAAATAGATAAATTAGAAGAAAAACCAATGACGCTAATATTAAATAATAACATAATCGAATGTAGAAAGTCTGATGGATATATAAATGCCACTCAGTTATGTAAAGCAGGTGGTAAAAAATTTGGACATTGGTATAGAATTGATTCTACTAAACAATTAATTTTGGAATTGGCTAAAAAAATTAATAATAAAGATAATACATTAGATGAAAGTTTTATAGCATCCAATATCCAGATCTGGATATTGAATTTAGTTGATGCAAAAGTAGGTGGTGAACATAATAGTACTTGGCTACATCCAGATTTAGCAATTCAATTAGCCCAATGGATTTCTCCATCATTTGCACTTCAAGTAAGTCATTGGGTAAGAACATTATTTACCAAAGGCAAAGTTGAAGTTGATATCAAAATCCTCAAAGAAAAAGAAAACACGATAAAAGATTACAAAAAAAGAATTGACTATTTGGAAAAAGCCACATTAAAAAGACATTCGAGAAAAAACATAGAAAACAAATTTAATGTTGTATATTTGATTATTTGTGATGAATTAGAAGCTAACAGAAAATATATAATTGGTAAAGCAAAAGACTTGTTAAACCGTTTATCTCAATATGATAAGGTTTCAAATTTCAGAGTTGTTTATTATAAATCATTTAAAGACGAAGATGATATGGAATTCGCTGAATCTATTGTTTTACATTCATTGGAAAAATACAAAGAACAAATGAATCACGATAGATTTATTTTACCAGCAGATAAGGATATAAATTATTTTAAGAATGCTTTTGATAATGCTTCCAAGTGTTTTAATTATTAAATATTTAGGTTTTGACATAAAAAACATAACAAATCCAAAGTATATATGATTTCCCCCCTCTCAATATAAAATTAAGTTAAATTTCAAGTTAAAAATAAGTTAATTTCAAATATAAAATAATTTAATTTAAATAAATATCTATTATATACTTATAAACATAAAAAGTATAATGGTTAAAAGACAATGTCCAAAATGTGATGCTATATTTAATCAAAAATGTCATTTTGAATCTCATATGAATAAAAAGTTTGATTGTAGTAGTAAAAAGAGTAATAACAACAAAGATACTATATTATGCCAAATTGTGCCAAATCATATTGAAATGATGCCAAAATATGCCGAATACAGCACAATTAAAAATTTACAAACAGTAAATAATGTTCCCGATATACAAAATAATAATCAAAATAATACTGATTTAAATTGTCATTATTGCCAAAAGAAATTTAGTTCCAAATCTACTTTAACGAGACATTTAAAAATTAATTGTAGTGTTAAAAAAGAAGATGATAAAGAGAAAGAAAACATTTTTAAATTGCTTTTGGAAAAAGAAAAACAACATATTGAAGAAATTAAACTTCACAAAGAAGAAGTAAATGAATTAAAAAAACAAAATAAATTATTACTAGATAAAATTGATAAATTAATAAAATCTACTTCAAACCAGTGTAAAACCACTACAAATAATAATATTTCAAATTCTAACAATGTAACAAATTCAATTAATACTCAAAATAATATTGTGATGGTTAATTTTGGTAATGAAGACCTAAGTATTATTGACAATAAAATATTTATGGATAGAATTGTTAAAAAACCAATGTTATCTGGAGTTAAAATACCCGATGAAGTATTAAAAATTATTCATTTTAATCCCCAATATCCTCAATTGTCAAACATCTATATAAGCGATATTAACCGAGATAAATGTATGGTTTGGGAGGATGGTGAATGGAAACTTTCTAATGTGGATAATATTCCTCAAATAATAGATAAAGTTTGTTTGTTTTCGACTGAACAAATTAATGATTTAAAAGATAAATATCCAAATAATAAACTTCTTCAGGAAAGATTGAATACAATTGAAAAATATAATAATATGATAGATAATGATTATTTGGAAGATTTGAAAGATAATCAAGATGATTTTAATAATAATAAACCATTAATTAAAAGATGTGAAGATTTTCAAAAACATACTTACAATACTATAAAAAAAACATTATATAATGAAGGAAAAAAAATAAAAAAAACTAAAATTAAAAATTAGACAATGTTTTTAGTTTTAGTTTTAGTTTTTTATAGATTAAAATAAAAAAATTGAAAATAAATAATATTCAAATCTCAATATTATAATTATATACATTTAAAATTGGGATTACAAAAGGTGTAAAATGGAAGAAATTAATTTATATGTATATTATGCTTTTGCCAATGAACCAGGATGTTCTGGAGGTGACGGAAGAGGAAGATTATTTTTTACAAAATCAATACTGTCTAATGAAATGATAGATAAAATTTATGATAATAGTGATGGTATATATTTAGAATATTGTGGAGTTTTAAACAAGGAAATGAAATTACGATACAGTATTTGTTCTAATTCTAGTTATAGTTGTTGCAGTGGTTATACCCGTTACAACAATTTTATTTTTGAAAATGTTGTTCAAATTCAAGATAATGAAAATATTAATTTGAGTAGGGGAAATGGTATTGTTGAAGAAAGTAAAGTAACTTTTAATAATAATATTCAACAAATTCCAAATAATAAAAATATAATTTCGAGAAAGAAAAATGAATTTGTTGAAGAAGATGAAATAACTTTTAATGATGCTATTCAACAAATTATTACAATTGATGAACTTGAACAACTTTCAAATTGGTCATGATTTTTATATTTAATTAAAATTTCAAGTATAAATTATTTGTATAAATTAATCATCCATAATATATATTTAATATAATTATAAATATATAAATGACAAAAAATACCCAATTTTGACAATTCAAATAAAGAAAAACATAATCAAATATATACGAATCCTAAAAAAATTAAATGTAAAAAACCATTTAAACTTTATTATAAATCTAAAAATAATAATGTTGATGATGAATATAATTTAGTTAACAAAAATAATATTTTGTCTACATTTACACCAAATATTGTATTTTCACAAATCCCTCAATTTACTCAATTATCATTTTTATCTAATGTAACAATAAATTCAAATAATGGTAAATATTATGTTTCAGATAATGTTATACCAAATTCAATTTATACAATAGATAAAATAACTGGTCAACCATCATTATATTTACAAGGAGTTACAAATCATTTATTTGAACCAGTTGGTGTGGAATTTGACAACAAAAATAATATGTTTGTTGCTAATTTTTTAAATTCTGATTCAAATGGAATTAGTGTATTTGGTCCTGATAAAACTTTTATAGGTAAAATAACAGATCCTTTATTTAGAAATTTAGGAGGATTAGGTTTTCATAATGGAATATTATATGCACTAAATGGATTACCAATTGATGATACTACAAGCCCATACTATGGCTTATATATAATGTTTAAAATTATAGTTGATGTATCAAACGGAATATTATCATCAAGTGTTAGTGTGTTTTGTACTGATACATTAGATGTTCCTTTATTTATGTGTTTTGATAAACATTGTAATTGTTTTGTCACTAATTTTCATAATAACACAATTTCCAAAATTAATATGAAAACAGCTCAAGCATCAGTATTTATAGATAATTCTAAAGGATTATTAGGACCAAGAGGTATAGCAATTGATTCAAAATCAAATTTATACGTTACAAATGGTGATTTTCAAACAAAAAATTATTTTATTACAAAAATTAATAATCATGGCGACGTTATAGTTTTTAGTAAGAATAATCTAAATAGTCCAAGAGGTTTAGCAATAGACACTGAAAATTGTATTGAAAATTTATTAGTTTGTAATTTTGAATCAAAATTAACAAAAATAACTTTAAATAGTTTAATTTTTGATGTGGGTCAAAATAATTTAAAAAATGAAACTAAATTTAAAATTATTGATAAAACAAGTGATAAAATAATTAAAAAATTTACTTTAAATATTAAATGTTGTGAATGTAATAATAATGTTTATATTGATTTTAATAAAATTTACAATAAATTAAAATGTTTAATAAAAAATATTTAAGGCTCTTGGTTAATATCAATACTTTTATTGTAAAACATATTATTAGCCAAAATTAAAATTATCAATAAAAAAAATAAGTTTTTTAAATAAAATAATTTAGAATTATCAAATGGATTAATTTGGGCCAAAGTATTATTTTGATTATTTTGATTATTTTGTTCTAAAATGTTTATACCACTATTATTATCATTAACTGGTTGTGTATTAACAATTTGGTTACGAGTATCTAATATAGATTGTTTTTTTTTATAAAGTTTATCACGTTCATAATTAATTAATTGTTTCATTTTGCTGTGAAATTTTGGTACATCAATATCATTAGAAATAGTAATTGAATCATTAGGCAAAGTAATAAAATTAAATTTATTTATAATTACATTAATAATAGATTTTGATTTTTGTATTATTGTAGCTATATCTGAAGATAATTCTGATTCTTCTAATAATTCTTGAAAAAATAAATTATTTTTTGAACCAATTTTTTCATATAATGAAAATGTCCATTCTAAATTGATAATATTAACTTTTTGTGTTAATTTGAAAAAATATTCATTTTTTATCAATAATCCAACTCTTCTATTTCTGTCGTTAATTAAATCATTCATTTTATAATCTAAAAAAATAACATCTGTAACTAAACCAATAAAATACTTTAAATTGTTTAAATTGCTTGATTTAGCAAAAAAATATATTTCCATAAATAATTTAAAAAAATTCTTATTTTTATAATGTTTAATAATTTTATTATATAATTCGTCCTTTAATATCATACATTGACCAAAATCAATTAAATAAAATCTATTGGGATAATTTTGAGAACCAATATATTCAGGTGATTTTGCACATATAAAATTTCCTAAATGGGTATCTGTTGGAATAATTCTTGGATTTATAATTGTTCTTAAAAATTCATATGCTCTTAAAACAATAGCATTATCACTTTTATTTTCTTTATTACTTAAATTAATTGGATTTAATAAATCCATAACGATAATTGATAAACCTAAATTTTTATTGGATAATATTTTTTTTAAATCAGTAAGAATATTAGTTAATTGTGATGAAATTCTATAAGAACTAGATAAAAATAAATCAATTATATTGTCTGTTTCTTCTCGTAAAAATAAATCAGAATGAAAAATAAAAGGACATGCAGGTTCAAAATATGTATTGGTACTTCGAGCTATTAAATTTTGAATTTCGATTTCACAAATGATATCATTAACAGGACTAGATAATTTTGATGCCCATTTATTATCAGTATGATGTGAATATAATCTATAATCAACATATTTAGAATCGAAATGTGTCGGAATTAATTTTATACATAACTCTGAAACTTTTAAATTTTTATTTATTAATCTTTCAGTGTTCAAATTATAAAAAATTAAATCTGGATTTAATGATTCAATAGATTCTACTGATAATTTTAACATAATTCCAAATAATGATGAATCAATTGATTTCAATAATCGAATTGAACCATTAGTAACATATTCAATAAAAATATCTTTTGATTTATTTGGAACAATTCCTCCTGCCATCAACATTTTATGTTTTTGTTCTGAATTTTCTAAACTAGTTGATAATTTTGTTAAAGTATTAATTGTAGATTCTAAAGTTTGTTTGTTAAGAATTCTCATTAATTCAACAGATTCTTCAAAAAACTTTTTATCTGAATCTAAATTTGGATCTGATAAAATTTCTTTTTCAATATGTTTTTCTAAATTATTATTGTCAATTTCGTTTTTTATTATGTCTGTTTTTTTTTTAAATTTATATATTTGGTTTTATATTTAATATATTTTTGATAACTCATATGTTCATTCATTAAATATTATAATTTAATTAGATAAATTTTTATTGTAAATGAATATTGTACATATATATTTTAATTAAATTTAACATTGAAATGAGAATTTTAATAAACCAATTCCATTCCCACCATTTGCCCCATTTTGTGCTGGATATGCTGGTAATTAATATTTATGGTATATATTTTTTCAAACACTAGTAAAATTATTATATATACTTTAATATAATGAATACAAACAGTTTAAAAAAATATATATTTAAAATCATTAAAAAATATTTAACATGTGCTATTTTAAAAATATTATTACTTATTATATTTGTGTCTTTAGATAAAGAAAAGAATGTAAAATTTAAGAGTAAATTTTATAATTTATTTTTGTATCTTTTAATAAAAAATAAATATGTAGTAATTAATAAAAAATTAATTAATAATAATAAATCAAAAAAAGGTATAATAATAATATCAAATCATGTTAATATATATGATTACATTTTTATTAGAAATACAATTGATTGTTATATTGTAGCCAATGATACATTTGTATTTAACGATAAGATAAAAGAAAATTTAGAATTAATTCCATATAAAGTATTAGATAAAAAATCAGGAATTGATGTAAAAAAAAATATATTAAAATTAATTAACAGTGGTAAAAATGTATTAGTTTTTCCAGAAGGAAGAATGTGTAATTCTTTAAAAAATAATTTATTAAAATTTAAGGAGGGATTATTTCATTTAGCTTGGGATAATGACATACCAATTTTAATGTCAACATTATATTCAAATAATAATAATTTAGCTGTTGGACATCCAATTATAAATGTGAGAGTAATTTTGAATATTTTATATAATATATTTTTATTTAGTGATGAAAAAACTGCAATAATTTATGAATTAATTAGTTTTGCCTATAAAAAAAATTTTAAAAATTTTAATGAGTATTATGAGCATATATATAAAACTATGAATTCAAATTTAAAAAAATATATTGAATAAATTAATTTTACCAACTGCTAATATATCATCATTTTGTGGTAATTTTTCAATTAAATCATTATATTGTTGGTCTTTAGATTTTCTACTTTCTCCATGTTGTAATAAATAATAATTACCACCATATTTGTCAATTGAATTTGAAATTGTAAAATCATTAATATTTCCAAAAGCATTGGGTGACATTTGAGTATCATCTTTAAATTTATCAATAAAATTTAAAAAAATCTTTTTATACAAGTCACTTGGTGTATTTTTATACAATAAATTTGGATAAGAATTTTTTATTGTTTTATTAAAAATTTTTAAACCAGATGCAGATCTTCCAACATCTGTTATGTAAATTGTTCTGTAAAAGTTTTCAATTAAATATAACCATCCATTATATTTTGTATATTCTTGAATTTTTTTACCTTGATAATTTTTATCAATCAAAACTAATCCAACATGTAAACATTTATTTAATTCAAATTCATAATCAAACATAATATTAAATCCAATAGGTTTATTTTTATGGTAAATTATTAATACTATTTTGTTATTTAAATTATTACCTTTAAATATTGGATTATTAGGAACAATTCCAACTGAATTTACAGCAATTTCTTTTAATTCTTCAATATCTTTATTATTTATTAAATATTTTATTCTTTTGATTGAATATTCTCCAAAATTTATTTTGTAAATACCTTTTATAAAAAAAAGTGTGTAAAAATATTTAAATAATTTATATATAAAAAAAATGGACAAAATTAACTTTAACATATTATTAAAATTATTTAATATATTAATTTTATGTAAGGTTATACTAAATAATTTAATATTTAAATATTAAATTATATATATATATAATATATAATATTAATGCTTTTACCTTTTATGTCAACTTTTATATATATATTAATTGGATTTATTTTAAATTTTTATAGGGAATATTTATTCAATTTATATAATTCAAATCAAATATACAAAAAAAATCTTAAAAATATTAGTATAATTCATAATTTAGGATTAGTTATTTTTTCATTTTATACTTTTATAACTTTAAAAAATATGTTATTGTTAAAATATAATACAATTAATCCACTAATATTTCTACAAGATAAAACTCTTGATTACTCAAGTGAATATATATTTTGGTACTTTACCTACAGTAAAATATGGGAATTTTTTGATACATATTTATTACAATTAAGAGGTATTGAACCATTATTTTTACAAAAATTTCACCATTTTGGTGCAGTATGGGTTTGGTATTATAGTGTTTATACTCAAGCAAATTCTGTTATTTTAGCCACATTATTTAATTCGTTTGTTCATACGATAATGTATTTATATTATTTAATGACATTATTTGGATATAAATTAAATTCAATAAAATTTATCATCACAACAATCCAAATAATTCAATTGATTGTTGGAAATATAATTACAATATTATATTATTTACCTGGTTTAGAATACTCTAACCCAAAATTTATTACAAATATACTATTTATAATTTATGTAGTAATACTTATTGTTTTATTTGTTAATTTTTTTATATTAACATATATAAGTAAAATACAAAAAATACAATAATTTACAGTATTTATACACAAATATAAAAATTTAAGAATGGTAGATTCTTTTTTAAGAATAGTTAGTTCTTAATTAATTTAAGAATAGTTAGTTCTTAATTAATTTAAGAATAGTTAGTTCTTAATTAATTTAAGCATTGGGCTACCAATCCAATACTATCTCAGATTTATAAATTAGGATAATAAATTCCTAACCAAACAATATATGAGACACAATTGTTTTATATAATTTTAAATGGATTATTAATTCCATTATGTTCTCATATTGATTAATCATAATTCTTGAATTATAATCTAATCAATTTTAAATTAAAGTACTTAATTAAAAGCATTTTTAATTCATTAAAATTAGGATGATAAATTCCTAACCAAACAATATATGAGAGATAATATTGTTTATAAATTTAAAGCAATAGATTATCAGTTCTATCACTATCTCACTTTAATAAATTAGGACGATAAATTCCTAACCAAACAATTTATGAGGTACAATTGTTTTATATAATTTACAATGGATTATCAATTCCATTATATTCTCATATTGATTAATTATAATCCTTGAATTATAATCTTATCAATTTTAAATTAAAGTACTTAATTAAAAGCATTTTTAATTCATTAAAATTAGGATGATAAATTCCT